TTCCACCTTGGCTAGGCATATCCTCAAGCTGTTTCATCTCAGCCATGACAGAAGCAATCTGAGATTCACGGTTCCCTCCTAGGGAATCAGCTATCTGCTTTACTTCTGCATCGTAGTCAGCTTTTTCTTGCTTGTAGTTTCTGTTTCTAATCGTCCGGTAGCCAGCTTTTCTGCGAAAGCCTCCTTTTGAATATCTCCGATACGATTCTTGAGGCTCTCCGCCTGCCGCCGCACGGGCAATTTTCATTGCCTCTTCGTTAGAAACACCGCCCTTGCCAGCTTGTAGTCCTGCTAGCTTTGCTTCTAGTCGCTTGTAGTCAAGACTCTCTTTGCCTCCTTCTAGTCCTCTGGCAAACGTGTTAATGTCCGCCAGTTCAAGTGCGGCATACTGCGGACGGAACTGTCTTTCAGCAGAGATCAATCGATTCTGCAATCGAGGATCCGTTACACCATCGAAGTCCTGCCGGAACCTAGTCCCGAAAAGATATTCCCCCATCGCCTTACCCGGATCGATGGGTGGTGGTTGTTTAATTGTTGTTCCGCCTCCTTTGCCTCCCATAATATTTATTGGTTAATTATTTTTTTAAAAAGTTTGTTGCTGTAAAGTATTCGTTTTGGAAATCCGCTTCTGTATCGTAGCCCTATTTTATTCTTGGTAAGAACTTCCGGGCATTTATTAATAAAGTCCTTTGTTAATTCCTTGAAGGAGTCCTTGCCGTCAGCAAAAACAAAAGCCATAAATATGCTATCCCCGTCTTCCTTGTCAGGCTCCCAGTTATTAACAAAATTCCACCCGTCACTCCTGTCGCAATTATACCACATAAGTATTGATCTAATAGTATTGTCTTCATTCTTGTGAACTATTAAAGTTTTCTTTGCCCAGTGGTATGCGACCATGAGACGTATAAGGCTCTCGTCCCAGCCGTCGAATACTTTTCCGTTCTCATGTTTAATACAAAATTTAACTGCTTCATCTACTTGATCGAGGGCTTCTTTCTGTTCAGCATTTTGCAATGCAAGTTGAACTGATTGAAGGAGGGGGTTCATTAGGTTCCGTCTGCTAAAAAGGCAATTCCGTCAAGACTATTATAGCCACTGCTTGCGGCTCGAAGTTCTATATCACCATTTACTTTTACGTCTACTCGTCCTGACCCGTAAGTAATTGTAGGATCGCTTTGTATGGTAGCAAAAACTAATTGCTTTGCGGGTCTAAAGCCAGAAGGAAGGGTAGCAACAGGATTAGCCGTTGAATCTTTCATTAGTCCCCGAAGGTGAACTATATTGTCTTTTGTTCTATAATATGATGGAACTTCGTAAGAAACCCCGTATGCCACCGCATTATTAAGCAAAGTTAAATCAACTGGATTAGTCTCAAGGGTATCGACATAAGCCTTGATGCTACCGTCAGTTGCCAACGTTGTGGCACTGGCACTAGCCATTGCATCATCCGTGTTAAGTCCTATTGTTTCGACAATTCCATCGCCCGTTGTGGTTCTTCCTAGAATTTTATCTGTTTCAATGTGCTGAAGTTTGGGAAGGGTCACACCGTCAGGTGTGCCATCAGTAGCAGTAACCGTGCTGTCCGGCAACTTGTCCGTAATGACGGCACCGGTATCAATACGTGAACTGTTAATACTTCTTACCGCAAGCACATCGTTTGCATTAACAATGATTGACGTTCCGTCTACACCGGCTGTGCTAAGATTTGCATCCGAAAACATTTGGTTTAACTTGCCGGCAGTTAACTGCTCACCATCGTTAAAGGTTTTACCTGATTGTATTAGTGGCATAATTTAAATTGTTGAACTTTTATTTTATTGATAAATTTCAGTTACGGTTAACGTAGAAGTTGTTAGAGACACATAGGAGCCATCACCATTAGTATAAGGGCGATTAATATATGCTACATTTGTGCCATACAGATATAATTGAACTTTATAAGTAACGGCTGTTCCTACCTCTAAAGTCGGATTATCAAGAAACTTCATGCCGTTATTTGGTGTTGCATATTGACCAGAATATCCTCCCGTAAATGAAGCCCTTGTGCGACTACCCTGAGCATCACCTACTACAATATCTGTAGTATCATCTCTAACTAGTTTAAAACTAACTCCGTAATTACCATTATTAGTTGAGCTAGAAACCATAGCCTCAACTAAAATCTTGGAGTTAGCAAATCTAGGAGTAATTGAAACTTCTAAGCCGGCAACGTCTATCCATGTGTCATTTGATGTCTCAGACTCCTTATTACTTTTTACTGCTTGAACTATATTTGGTTTTAACTTATCTATATAAGCCTTAATGCTTTCATCCGTAGCTAAAGTAATGTCTGATGCCGAAGAAAGGTCGTCATCGTCATTAACGGTAACCTCTTCGGGTGCACCTGCTCCGGCTGTAGTGCGACCAAGAAGTCTAAGGGGGGCGGATATATCCTCTAACTTAGCTTTGGTTACATTAGCATCAAGGATCTTAGGAGTAGTTACTCCGTCATCTTTTATTTGCAATGATCCAGTGCTAGCTACCTCTAGGCTTACATCGTCCGTAGCTCCGTCAACTCCAGTTTGAAAGGTAATTCCGCCTACGATATTATTTAAGTTAGTATGAGTGACGACATCCGCCGCATTATATACTTGAGTTGTATTTAAAATAGTTGCCATTATGTTGCTTCTCTTATTGATCTAAATGCTTCTGCCGCCGCAACCTTTAGGCTACGAACACGAGGACGACCGGTAGTCCGGTCAATTTTAAACTGGAATCCGTAGGCTCGTCTGTTTCCGATCCGTCCCCGGATAGAAACATCTTCGTCTTCAGGAAGTAATTCATTATTAAGGTAAGAAGATAATTGTTTCAGATCTATTGTATCATCAACATTTTCTGTTATACCAGTAATAAAGAAATCTGACTTTAAGTCAATATGTGATTGAACCTGCATCTCAAAGTTATTCCACTTCTTGCGGTCAATCGTTTGATTAGTGAACATCCGGGTTGTCATTTCTCCTTCAATGCTTGGTGTAGTAACCAAGTCTTCTGATCCGGTTGCAACCTCAGTAATCACACGGTCATTGCCTTGATCTAATACATCAAGTCTGTGAATGCCTCCATTTGTGCTGAGAATATAAACACCACGGTTTTCTCCGTCACCGGCTACAATAAGTTTCTTGTATTCAAAGTTGCTGTCCCCGACATTATCAACTGATTCCCATTGCTTGTTAAGAAAGTTATAAATAATGATTCGATTATTAAACGGAGCACGGGTTATTTCTGCTGATACATTTCCTTCTCCGTCAACCGTAACTGTTTCTTCATTAAGGGGAATTGCTAGGTAATAACGATTATCAAAATAAACCCCGGAACTTTTATCCCACAAGTCCTTGTTAATCAACTGCATAGTATTATTGATTGACTCACTCAAAGGAACTTCATTGCCACGAAGATTATAAAGGTCTTGGAAGTTTGCCCCGTATACACCGTTGTCAGATAAAAACAAAACGTTGTTGCCTACCTGAATTATACTATCCCGGGCAACACAACCGACCTCGTCAGTTAACAACTGAGTTTGAGAAGTATTAAGGTTACCACTGTTAGCAACTAAATGAATGCTGTTACGATTAAAGACCAACAGCTTGTCATCAGAAAACGAATGAAGACCAACCGTAAAGTCAGCAGTTCCGGCATTAAATCTAAACTTCGCATAAACCTGATCGTATGTATCTGAGTCAAGAATATCACTTACGGCTATTTCGTCTCTTACTCCAGTAGAAGTTATTTCCGTAAATTCAGTTGGCAATCCGGGGTTAATACTTTTTTGGTTATAACGAAACGGCACAATCAATCGACGTTGGTGATACACCCCGAACTCAGGTGCAGGCATATGCATAAAGCCTAGCCCAATTGATACCTGTCTTTGAAATATTACATTGGTTCTATTAGCTTCGTCATCCGTTTGAGAATAAAAAGAAATAGTGTTTGCGGTAGTATCCACATTAGAAATTAAGTGCTCTGCCCCTAATTCTAAGGAAGAGTTACCTACGTCTTCAATAACTATAGTATTTCCAACTTTAAGATTCTTTATTTCTGGAGCCGTCAACGTTGCTACTACCTCGCCATTGGTAACGTCAACACTACTGGGTGATATTACAATCGGTTGTTCGTAGTCGCCTTCTTCTACTCGAGTAAATGTAGGGTAAACTTTTGAGTCCCCGGTAACGGTATATGACTCAGTTCCGGACGTTCCTACGTTGTAAGTAAATCCTGTATCAGTTGCACTTGTTACTTCAAATTGACCATTGGGATCAATAGTTCCTGCGGTAACATCACGTATTTCTACCATGTCTCCGTCAAGTAACCCGTGTTTCAAAAATGTTGTAACATCGACTGTCGTGCTTCCTGTTTGAGATATTGTCTCAATGGTAACTGGATCAAAAAACTTTTTGTTTTCAAGTGCAATCTGACTGTCACGAAAAATAAACAATCGGTTAAATGCCTGAAGCATATCTGCTCTTTGAAGAACAACTTCGCCTTCAGGAAACCTCATTTCAAATGTTTCTTGACTTGATAACTTTAAAACTAGTGCCGACAAGTTTGTTGATGCTACAATGTATTCTCCGTCTTTATCAACGTCTGGGTTACTGTAATCAGTTCCGGCACGAACACCTGTTACTGATGCCTCCGAAGGAATAGATGTTCCTCCCGGAGAGGATAAAGGTGCTGTGCTTAGGACCTCTGTAACTGGGGCAAAGGGTAGAGTAAACGAGGTTATTAGTCCCTGTGCAGGAGGATATGTATATGCTCCCGTGCTACCAGTTATTCCTGAATCAAATTTAAATCTATTGGCACCACTAGCAACCGTAATTGTATGACTGCCATTTATGTCAGGAAGGCTTGCCCTAAATACACCATTAATAACAATTTCGTCTCCTGCAGAAAACCCATGACTAGTTAAGACAACTGTTACGATTCCGGCAGTATCAATAGAAACTCCCTCCATTACCCTAGGTAAATTACCTACAGTTGTTGAACCTTCTTCTGCGGCAGTAGGCAAGCGGAATACGGCTGACCCTGTAACGAACGGGACATTTAAAACATTGACCCCCTTGCGGACTTGCCACTCTCCGTTTAAATCAAGGCGACCGTTCTTTGATTCAGCAAGAACTCCCGGCTTTAGTTGGTCAGGGCGGACACGATTATTAAACCCAGAGAATCCAATCTCTAGGTCTTCTTTCATTTGGTCGTCCTCACGACCGTAGGATCTATACCTGCCGGGCATTATTTATTTTTGTTTTTTTTATTTCTCCTAAATCTGGATTGGGCATATTGCATTGCGGTTGCACGACCCATCCTTACATCCCTGTAACTAGTTGGTTTTCTTGTTACTGTTATTTCTGGCAAAGTACCGGCATCAGCAATATCAACACGTGGGCTAGGTGTATCCGTAGCACGAGTCATATTCTCTTCTTTGATCTTAGCTTGACGGGCTTTTCTAGCCTGTCGCTTTTTCATTTGATTTATAAATCTTCCAGCCATAATTATTTCCTTTAGCAGTTCCAAGCCTTGCGACTCCAGTAGTTAGCAGATAACTTATTTGATTTACCTTTGATCCCTCCGCTTCTTGCACAGTAGCTTTTCTTTCGTGCCGGACGGTTTTTCTTTATGGTCATGTTTGCATCACCAAACCTGACAATCTTTTCCTTACCGCCTTGGCAAGCCTTGACAACGAACTTCTTTCCACCTTGCACATCTCTGCGAGGTGAGTTGCATTTCATTTTACTTTTATTTATTGCCACGTTTTACTTTCGCTTTGGGGGTGTTGCTTACAAATTGTTTTCCTTTTGCTCCGGCTTTCTTTTTCTTTCTTGCTGTAGCGGCTCGTTCTGATTTTGATAAGCTCTTAGCTTTAGCCATCGGAAGGCAACGGTCGGGATTCTTTTTATTCTTAGACGTTCCGCAAGGTCCTTTAATTGATCCGTCGATTCCAATTCTGACCCAGTTTTGTTGTCTCCACTTTTTAAGCTCACCCATTATTTCTTCCGCTTTTTCTTGCCCTTGGCATAGTTGGGATCCTTGCAATACTTAGATGCCGCCATATTGGCATAAGCACTAGGATACTTATCAAACGTACGTCTAGCCCAAGCTATACCCTTTTTACAGATCTTAGCCATTAGCACTTACCACGTTTCATTTTCTTCTTGGCTGGTGGTCTTCCTCGTTTGGTTCCGTATGTTCCTTTTCCTTTTGGCATAATATATCCTTTTATTTAACTTGAGATGATCCGAAGTAAAAGCCAACGATGGCTAGTGCTGTCTGGCGAACCTCCGGCAGAATTACAAATCCTTGCAGGGTATCCCATTTAAGGGTCTTAAATAGCCCTAGAAAGCCGTTTGTTTCCCTGCCTATGGTTACCCCTACCTCAGTGAATGCAAAGACAAATGGGGCTACTACAATGGCAAAGAACGTTATTGCTACTAATGACCGACGAACCCATACACCGCCACGAGCCGATGCCTTGTCCGCAGACAGGTCCGCTACGTTCTGACGTTGGATCATTGCCTCAAGAGCACGACCCTGTGCTTCAGCTTGAGTGGCTATAAGTTTCATTATGAATCCTGAAACACTACCACCTAGCATTGCCAATAGTTCTACTGTCATTTACCAAGCCCTTTCCATATCTTAATGATTGATGATACCATGTATCCAAGTGTAGCCAAGCCCACGAGCAAGCTGACGAATGCATTAATTTCTTGTAGTCCCAATGTAGCCAAAAACCCCCCAGTTCCTATAAATGATTTTGTAAATATTTCTTCCATAATTAACTCAAGGCAGGTAGATTCACTGTCCATCCTGCCGCTACTAGTGTATCCTTGTCAGCTAATCCGGCTGATGTTGGGTAACCGTTAGTTCCGCTTAGGTCTATAATGTTCGGGCTAGTTGTGCCAGCATTAACAAAAGCATTTAATATCTTATCAACTTCTTCTGTGGATAGTTGGCAATTACTTGCATAGAATCTTGTTAGTATATCTGTTACATCGAAGTCAGATGCTAAACTAAGGTCGTTTTTAAATCCACGATTCCAAGGTTCGCCTGCACCAACGTGATAAAAGTTTAATGATGTGGCACCCGATAGGTTTGGTATTTCACCCGTTAACATAACCTTTGGATAAATCCTTGAATATGTTTGTCCGTCATCCTGACCGTATGCGAGGTATGCTTCAATTACGGTGTGAGAACTTATATCGTGTATGTTTCCCTCGAATGCATTACTCTGAACCTGATACTTTTTTGTCTGTGTCGGATGTAAATTTGGAAGTTCTCCTGTAAATTTATTGCCCTGAATAAATACATTGTCAGCAGTAATACTTGATGGAAATGGTCCGGGAATAGAATTACCTTTTAGGTTAAGTGTGTTATAGTGTGTATTTGCATTTCGCCACTCGGGAATTGGTTGCTTTATACCTAGATCTTGTAATTTAAGATTAGCGGTAGTATGAGTTATCGCATCCCAATAAAACTCTAGTCCGTTTAAATCCTTTACGGTTTTAGCATCTATTCCAAAGTAAAACAAGCTATCCGTAGTTACAGAAAATACACTACCTGCTGGGACACTGCTGGTGTCATAGGTTTTGCTAATAGTTGGAGAGCTATTTGAACTTGTTCCGTCCCCGAAAAAAACGGTTGTTGGACCTCCCTTAGTAAATGAAAAAGACTCAGAATCAGCACCACTTGTTACAAAAGAAAACAACCTTAACCTAAAAGGATCAGGAGTAGGTAGGTCACCTGTGTCAATGATACCTGCCCCTACGTCTCCGAAGGCTCCATGATCCGCACCAAATGCTTGAAGATCAGGTCCGGACAGTAAACTAAATTGAGATGATTCCATCTACGATGACATCTCTGTTCCGTATACAATAGCGGTGCCACTACTAGCAATAAAGCTAGCAACTCGTGCGGCTTGAATACTTAAAGAATATGCACGTCCGGCATACAATTTGTGACCGTTTGATGTGGTTGGGGCAGATCCATCAAGTGTCATAAATACATCGTTTGATTGAACATCAAATGAGATGACATTAGTAGATGGGTCAAAGGCTCCGAACTCAACTGCGGCACCGGTTGTCACGGATAAACGTTGGGCACTGGCACCTTGTGTTGGGCTGAGGTATAGATTTGTAACGAATGAGTTAGCCATTATCTTGATTGTGTTGAAACGTAAGTAGTAAACTTACGTCGAATTGTATTATTGTTTGAGATTATATCGAGCTTCTCTAGCTCGTTTGCTAGGTAAGAGGTTGCTTTGTTTTCTTCGTCCATTGCTTTACTGGTCTGTCCGTCCATACGGAGGAAGTCAGCATAAGTAGCATGAGCCGCAAAGTAGAAAAATTCTTCAGGAATATCTGTTGAAGTTTTTGTAAAATCAGTAAATGATTTCTTGTAGGTTACATAAACTGAACTATCAGTTGTGCTACCTAGGTTCATTACGTGAGCACCGTTCGCATCAACATAAAAGTTATACTCCATAGTTCCTGAATTAAGAAACGGCTGGTCACGATGAATACGTTGGAACTCAGATATAGTATCTTTAAGCGGACTTGTTTGTGCAAACGGGACAACTTGATCACTTGATATGGTTCTTTTTTCTCCTACAATAATGTAAGGTGTCCACATCTGAGAAGCACTGTAAGCCTCATACAGCCTGCGGTTAGCTAGACGTAGGATGTCACCTTCTTCGCTTGTAGTAAATGAAGCTACACCGGCTAAGGACCGGACTAGTTCAAATAGATCTGTATAACTTTTAGCCATTAGACTTTATTCGGAGCAAGCTCAGGCATTTCCTTTTGGAAAAACTTTAAAAATTCTTTGCTGTGAACTTCTTCGGTTCCGTATTGTTGAACCAATCTAAAGTATTCACGAGCAGGTATAGTTGCGATGCATTTACCAAGCACCGGGTGAGTCTTCCCGACATTTGAGTGTGCCTCTTCTTTAGCAACATCAACACGTTCTTTTTCTGTTTGAACCTCATTGACCAAATATTTGTCAACGTATTCGTTTAATTCTGGACTTATTTGTTCTGACATATGTGTAGATAAAAAGAAGCTCCCTGCCCCATGTAGGGGCAAGGAGACTTCGGATTGAATTAGTCGATCGCAGTGATCTTGCCGTGAGCTTGAGGATGGTATACACCAAGTCCAAGAACACAGTCAACGTAGCCACGTTCGCCACCACCTTGATTAGGCAGACGAGTTGAACCCATTGGGATCAGTTCGTGGATGCCGTAGTACTCAGGGTTAACCAAGTATCCAGTAGCGGTAGTTGTAGTGCCAGTCGAAGCAGGCATACAAGCTGGGTTACCATTGATGATGCTCACGATGCCGTGGTCACTTTGGTAAAGCTCAACCGATAACTTGATTGTGGAAGAACCACCGTCATAGTTAACCGAACGAACTGAATCAGAGAGAAGTCCACCGACACGAGCGAAATCAGAGATTACACGACGAAGACCTGTGTCAGCCACAAGAGTCAAGCTATCTACGTTGCCTGTTTGGCGGTAGATGCTGGAGATCAAGTCGTTGAACTTAGCTTCGTTGAATCCAGTTGTAGCATAAATGCTAGAACCGGGAGTCTCGAATCCAGCAGGAACTAGACCTGTGGCAGGAGTGTCATCGATGAAAGCACCAAGACCAGCAGTAAGATAAGCATCAGTGCCGTTTCCTACTTGTTTGTCTTGAGAACCACAAAGAGTAAGCTCGATGTCACGTTTTAGTTCACGGATTGACTTAGCTTCAGCCTCAGCAAGTTTAGCAGGACCGACAGAATCAGTAGCCTCTTGGAGGTCTGATACCATGTAGTCACGGCGGAACTTTTGAACGTAGTTAGAAGTACGTTCACGAGCGGCGAATGCATCAGTGAATGCCGCAACGTCAGCACCTTCGACAACACCTGTAGCGGCTGGATCGTCCAGCTTGTCAAGTGTCCACTCGAAGTTAACGTTACTAGCTTTTTTGCGAGAACCACCGGAGAGAACTGGAGTCTCTTCGGGGGCAAGGATAGACAGGATGTCGGTTAAGTCTTCTCTGTTAGAAGCCGCCGATCCCGGTGCAGTTGTGAATGTATTTGAAAAATCAGGCATTGTATTAAATGTTTATTGATTAGATAATTGAAGGGTTCGTAGGCGAATAAAATCACTTTTGTTTCCGCTATCACGGAATTGTTGACTTATTGCTTTGATGTTTTGAGCCTTCTTAGATGTAGAACGATCTGATACCGATGCCGAAGGAATGCCGCTTTTAGGAGGATTCATGGATCCAACTGGCTTCCTTGCATACAAACTATTTGCCGCATGAGCAATTAGGTATGGTAGTTGTGCGGAGACTTCGGGCATAACTGATTCAAGTTTTTGCAAACGAGGATCTTGCAACATAGCCTGATACTTTTGGTTAACTTCATTGCTGTCGTCATCCATCCACGTCAATTCTTTTTTAGCTTGTTCAGCAAATGCAGATTTTAATTGCACTGACTGAGCTTGCTCTTGTAGTTGACGTAGGCGATCAGGTAGGAACGTATCCTTTGTTTTACGTGCATTACGTAAAGTCTGACGGATCTGAGCTTTTGTAAGCTCTTGACCATTAGCTTCAGTAACAACGTCTTCGGGTCCGTAGCCATCGCTATTAAAAATAAGATCTTCCGCCCATTCGATTACTTGATCCATTTCCTGTGCTTTGCTTTGCAGTTCTTCAACTGTATTCAAATCATTGAAAGGATTGTCTTCGACTGGTTTCTTTGTATTAAGAGGATCTTCGGATTGCATCTCTGACTTTAAACGAGCAAGCTCTTCTTCGGCTTGCTTACGTTTAGCTGTCAGTTCTCCAAACCTAGCAACGGCACGACTCCCTAACTTTTCAGCTAGTTCCCGTAATTCGTCTTCGGACATATCGTCCATATTCATCTGAGAAAGAACATCATCAGCAGATTCTTCTTCGGTTTGTTCAACCGTTTCTGTTTCTGCATCAACAACTAGGGATTCTTCTTCAACTGATTCAGGAGCTACTTCCTCTGTTTGTTGAGTAGCAACTTCTTCTTCAGTTGGGATTCCTCCCAAGCGAGCTTGAGCGAACTCAGCTACACTGATATTTGTACTGTCCACTGAACTTGCGGCTTCAGCGATCTCCGGATTTGATTCGTCTGTCATAATTACCCACTCCTTGACGGCGAGCGATGCCGATGGTTTTTATTATATCACACTTAATTTCTATGCTTCTCAATTAGAGAATCATAATCAACCATGTGTAAAATTTGATCATATGACAACAGTCTACCACTGATCTGTTGTATATTGTCTGAGTTAGCAAGGTGCAATTCTTCGATGCACTCTTCTCTCATTGTTAAAACAAATCCCATGAAACGAGCAAATGCTTCGTATTGAGATAGTGTTTCTAAATCTGCTTGTATGTTAGTAGCTGGACTCGTTTGCATTTTGTGTATTTACGTTGCCGACTTCTGCCGGTGATGTTCCGATACGTCCGATCTGTGCATTTTCTGCTTGTTGCATTTGGAATGTATACTGACCCATATACTTTTCTAAACGTTGAGCAAACATTTGATCTTGTTGTAAGCGACCGGCTACATCTTCTTGCTGTGAATATTCTTGGATTAATTGAACTGCGGTCTGACCACCATTGGGTCGAGCCGGCATCTCAATACCTGCAAAGATCTTAGCCAAGTCATCAGTAACTCCACGAATGATTTCGTCTTGGGCAACCTGAGGTGACTGAAGTATTCCGTCCGCTAGAACCGGATCAATCGATGATGCGATTGCTGTAAGTAAGTTATCTACATTCATTAGACCGTTGCGATCATACTGAAGCATCCCAAGCATTCCTTGTAATTTTTGTGATTGTGCTTCTGGATCCGTAGTCAATACATCATAATTAATCATGATGTCAAAACTTTCGTTTGGATCTCCCTTAACCATTTGAACTGACTCAGGAACACCGGTAACCCGGAAGAATGTGCTATCAGGTCCGAAACGTTGGTAGCATTTGAATGCCATACGTAGGACCTTAGCTGTATGCTGAAGAAACTTATCGACCAAGAATTGCTTGCGAACACCGCTAATTTGACTGGTTTCATCCAATCCACACAAGCGATCAGCCTGAGCCTGTTGGGTTTGCTCCATCTCGATGGACCCGGTAGGCGGTGGCGGAGTAGGTGCAAAGTCAATATCCCCCTTGCGACGATAAGGAATGTAACGACCGGGACCCCAATCAGTTGGTGCCTGACCCACTGGGTGAATGATCGGAGGCATTGTTGCAATGCTGTTCCGGTCAATCCGTGAATCACGTTCGATCTTAATTTGGTTTTGAATACCACGAAGGATCTGAGGGAAGGTCATCGTATCATACATACGTTTGCTGTCCTCAGATAAACGTGTGACTACCACTGGGTAATCTTCGTATCCGTTAAGTAATTCAAACTTGGCAAAGCCGGGAATGTCTCCGTCTCCGCTAAACTCCCGGTGAAAGACCGTGCAATAGATTCCCTGTGCACCATCATCCGGATCTACTAAACGTTGATAGCCGTAGATAATTTCAATTAGCTCATCTTGCTGATCAGTGTTATCAGTAAAGATCATGCTACGGTTTTCGTCTCGATCACGATCAACCATAACATCTGTGGATCCACGATACCTTTCAATGATGTGCTGAACAAAGTCAGCATCCCATCCGTCCGTAAGAACCTTGCCTTCTAGTTCTTGGGCTGTGTATGATGTCCGCCAGAAACAATAAGGTGCTCGCTGAGGATCAGTAACATAACTCGGGAAAAAGAAATCTCCGTCAGGGGAAAGTGTTTTTATTTCGGGTGCATCTACTAAACGGCGGATCAAAGGTAGAACCGTTTCGCTGGTGTTGCGAAGTTCTTTGATAGCTTTTTTTGCTGTTTTAATATTGATACCATCAAACGTAGTCTCAACAAAAGCGGCGAGTTCATCATCGTTACCCCCATCAAGGATGGAGCGATAGATCTCTGGGTTCATTTGTCCTATCTGATCCATAGTTACAGTTTGTTTAAACCGGGTATCTTCCCGGTTCCAACCTACGTATGTAACCATTAATCCTCGTTCTAGCAGATAGTTGGCACCTAGTTCCATTTCTTCGGCGAACCGATTAATGTAACCACTTGTAACCATCCAACGGAGAAAGTTTGAGACGACCTTTGAACGTCCGATGTCATTGATCTCAACGGGGAATGCCCGGATGTTTGCACGGTTAAGTGCTGACATAAACAAAGATACTAAACGTGTAATACGTTCGTCAATAGTATGGGACTCCATGTCGGATGCCCCATCCCAAGGGAAGGCATCTGCTCCATGCTTTCTGAGATCCCGGGACTTGCCGTTCCAGAAATTTCGTCGGTCATCATAAGATGTGCGACACACATCGAAGTATGGTTCTAGTTCAACTACCGTCTGATCGTAAGCACGGCGGAGAGCATTGACGTTGGGTTTATCCCCAACGTATGTTAAGGATTCAAAAATATCTTCGTTCTGCATTTAGTTTTTCTCTAACGGTTATAATGACCTGATGGACATAGCCCTTATTCACCCCAATTTTATCACACAAATCTAAAGGTTTCATCGGAAGGTTTTCT